ATTGTAAATCACTATCAGCTTCGACTAACAATTCGATATGACCGCCACCTTTACCAATTCTAGAAAATTCAGGATAGAAATTATCTAAATTAGTTGCTTGAACGTTATAAGCTCTAACACCTTTTAAATCAGGGTTAGTTAAAGATGATGTTGGTATAGATAATACAGTGAATGGTCCTTGTGAGTTAGCAACTACAGATGCAGATAATTCTGAATTGTAATTAGTAAACCAATCAAACTGCGCTGCAGTTAAATTACCTTCATTAGTAAATGTATTTGTACCTACTGCTACAGAACCTGTTCTTGCAGATGTTATAGCTGGACCTAAACTACCTAAAGACGCAGTAACGTCATTAATAGTATATCCAAATCTACCAGCACCATAAAGACCTTCTGACGGTGCAGAAGAACCTCTGTCCGCATCAGTTACACCAAAAACAGAATCTGTTTGAGATGTTCTTCCAGCTCCTGTTAAGAAGTCGTTACCTGAAGCAGAACCACCTTTTTGAATACCTTGAGCAGTACCATATTTAAAGTCTAAGTAAAATACTAGACCTGATGGTAAGTTCATAGGTTGTACTGATACAAAATCTTTAGCAGCTATTTCTGCGAAGATTCTACGTACCAATGGAAGTGCAACTCCAGCCCACTCTTCTGAGTTAGCATCAGTACCAGTTGCGTTAGCTTCCGTTACGAGTTGTTTAGCTTGGTTCTCTAATAGAACAGCCATCCCTCTTCTTTCGATCTCATTATCGATGCCTTCTAATAAACCAGTTTTTTCCCATTTGTTTTCTAAAGCTATAGAAACTTGGTTCTGGTTATGATTAGCATCATGAGGTAGTAATGAATTGATATTCATTTGTTTTCTCCTTTTAGAGTTACTTTAAATTAGCTAATTTCTTCCAACGAGCAGCTAACTGATTTCCTTCAGAAAGAATTTCTTTCTTTGGTGCAGTTGATCTGCTAGCTTTAGAAGCATAGCTTTCTTTCACAACAGTACGTTTAGTTTTGCTAGACGCAAATGATTCAGCTAATGTACCAAATACTAACTTAACTTCTCTCAATGATTGAGCTCTGTCAAAGTTTTCAATGACTTTCATTTTCTGTGATTCACTTAACGGATAGTTTCTAAATAATTTGTTGGAAAATAATAGTTTTGCATTAAGAAGATTGACTTCGTTAATTTTAGAACGCAAGAATTTAATCACTTTATAAGCTTCTTCGAGTTCTTTCTCTTCAGCTTCTTCAAGTTCTTTATCTTCACCTTCTTCCATTTTCTCTTCTTCTTCTTTCACTTCACCATCTTCTTCTTCACGTAAAGCACGGATAACTTCTTCGATAGATACTTCGTCCTCTTCGTCCATAGTATCTTCTTTAGTTTCATCCACTTTTTCTTCGTGTTCACCTTCTGAAACAGGCTCATCTTCATGTTCACCTTCTTCAACTGGTTCTTCTTCTAGCTCACGTAAAATAGCTTCTAGTTCCATGTCTACATCTTCTGCCTCGTCCATAGCATCTTCTTCTTCTGATAAATCACCTTCTCCTGGATCTTCTAGATCATCGCTTGACACTTGATCCATTTTATTATCACCAGTTCCGATATCAGTGGAATCTGAAGCTTCGTCCATGTCCATTTCAGCTTCTACTGCAGGTTCTTCAACCGGTGCAGGTTCAGCAGCCATTTCCATTTCTTCTTCTTCAGCCATTTCCATTTCTTCATCTTCAGATAATTTAGCAGATAACATGCTTTGTAGACGTGGAGTGAATGCTTCTTCTAATGCAATTTTTGCATTTGCTAATGCAGTTTCCCTTACGGCTTTTGCGTCTGCAATAGCTTCTTTCAATAAATCTTTCATTGAATTTTCTCCTCGTATTTAATTTGGAAATAAGATTATTAGGAATCTTAATAAGATTGTTTTTGTGTATTGAGTGACTACGTATTGGACAGTAGTATCTTTTATCAATAATATATATTGATCGAGGAATTCAAACAACCGTTTTTAGGTTACTTTTTTTTAGAAAATTTTTTTAAAATATATAAATGTACTTTATTTATTAATATTAACGCAAGTACAGTTAATCCGCCAATTAATGTTGACAGCCCTATCATTTCTAATAATGTCGGTTCTGGTGCCATTACCAATCGCGATTTAGATCTTGGATATATTGAATATATTTAGCTTTTTGAATTTCTGCTCGTCTTGTAACAGATGGCTTTGTATATTCACGATTTTCTTTAAGCGAATCAATTTTACCTGAGTCTTTAAGTGCTCTTTTCCATTTACCAATTGCTCTGGTGATATCGCCGTTTGGAAATCTTTTTGATTTTTGTACTTTTGCTGCTAATGCATTTCCGGGTACAATAGATTTGATAGATTTATCTTCTCTTGACATATGTAACTTATTTTTATTTATTTCTTTTAATATAACAATTTTTTTTCAATAAACCAAATTTATTTTAATCTTTTTGATTTATCTTTTGTCATATGATCATCAAACGCAGGACCTTTATCTGTTACACCTGCTGTATATTGATCTTCATTCATTGACATATCTGATCCTGGATAATCTACTGAATCACCTGCTCTGCCATCATCAACACCAACCGTATAAGAATCTTCTCCTAAAGGTCTGCCTTCATCATCAACTGGATTAGGAACGTCTTCATCATCTTGCTCTGCGTCAGGATCATAATCATTCTCTGAAATTGAATTTCCTACTTTGTAATAACGATTCAATACAGTCCCCATATCATCATAAGCAGATTCTAGCCTTTGTTGAAGACCTGTCATTTCTTTTGCAGTCTTTTCAAATACTTTATAAGCTTCATTCATTTGTTTCATGTGTCTAGATACGGTTACATTATCAAACCAATGTTCTGATTCTTGTAATGTCAATGCTTCTGCTTGTTGCACAATATTTCCTAATGTTTCAGTAACCTCTTGTAGTGTAGCATTTCTATATACCATTTCACTTAACTTATGATAATTTGCAACTGATTTCAAAAATGCCTTTCTTTCATCTTTACGCATTTTTGGCGTTTCATCTTCTCCTAAATATTTCTCGTTTAGGATATGTTGCATCAATTGTTTTTCCCACTTTTTCATATTATGCATTTCCTTTAAATTATACCCCAATATTTATATTAACAAAATCTTTTGCGGTTAGTGTATCTATAATATCATAATTTCCACTACCTTCTATCGATTTAAACATCTCTTCGCCTTCTGGACCTTTTGGTAAATATACACCGATATATTCTTTACCATTCTTTTTATATCCTGCACTCACTGCGTCCCATACAGATCCTTGCTTGCCTTTCAAGTCTAGATTTTGTTCATTTTTAAACGGGATAATTTCAAAACCTCCGTTTGTTAAAAATGATTCTAAATCTGCTGCCTTTTGATGCTGCTCTAAAATTATTAATTTTTGGTCGTTAGAAGAATTTTTTCCTTTAAATAATCTTCTATAATTTTCTTGTAAATTCATATTATGCATTTCCTTTTTGTGCACGATTCAATGCTTTTAATAATCCATCTAGATTTTTTTCTGATGATTGAATATATCGCGATGCTTGATTTCTTAATTGAGTTATTCTCATATCTCCTGTCTCGTCTTCATATCGATCAATACCACCAGCAACAAATTGTTCCAAATCACGAACTTCTTCTGCTACTCTCTCAACTTCTTCTACATATGATTGTAGCTCAGTTTGTAAATCAGGAGCATCTTCAATACCAAATTCTGATTGAGGCGCTTCGTTAAGTCGTTTACTCTTAAATTGCTTTATCCATTTATATGCATCAAACTTACTCATCTGTTACCTTTAAAATTCTATTTCCGGTGGAATGTTTCCTAATTGATCTGGAATAGTACCAGTACCTTTTGTTCCAATTGTATTAAATGGCCCGTAAATACTAGCATGAGATGATTCTTCTAAGCTATTAAATTTACCTGTACCACTTTCTGGATTTCCTAATTGCGCATTGGCCATTGGAGTTGTATTTACTCCTTGTAATACACCAGTACCTCTTTGTCCTTTCTGGTTAATTGGACCATATGCTGAATTTAATTCTTCTAATGCCATAATTAAAACTCCGTAATTATATTAGTAATAATATTATTAATATTTGAATATTTATCTGCTACCACTTTTTGTACTGACTCATTTACCGGAGATAAAAATGCTCCATGAGTAGATGGATTAGATACAAAATCAAATGCTATTAATTCAAAATCAGGTTGTACTTCAACAGTATTACCACCTTCTCTCATCACTTCTTTTACAGAACCCATACCTCTAGATGATATACCTAATTTAATTCCTGATTTAAAAAGTTCTTTAAGAATGTTACCAGCTGGAGTAGATAATACTTCAACAGTACCTACAAGATCATCACCTTTCCAATCCATGCCTAACACATTATGAGATACGTTATTAAGATTAACTACAGATGAATCTGGATGATCTAATTCTCCTAACGCTCTTCTTTCTTGTACAAATGTATCTTCATATTTTTTAGCTTCTCTCATTAACGTCTCTTTTGGATAGACACGTCCATTTTGATTTTTAGCTTCTGCTCTTTGCAATACACCAGAAACAACTAACCGACCACCATTTTTAGATAATGATTCGTTAATAGCTTGAGGTGATATTTCAAATAATGTATAATCTACTAATAATTGCTTACCCATTTCTTAATCCCTTAATAAATAAACCTGAATTGACGAATGCATTTTGTTGGTCGAAACGTTTTCTTTCGTCTGCATATTTTCTTTTTTGTTCTGCCAATGACAAATTTTTATTTTCTTTTGCATTGATAAATTGTTTCCAGGTTCTATTTGGTATCATTGTGAAAGTTCCTTTAATCTATTTGATATACGCGTCATTCGTTCATTTATCTTTGAAAATCGTCTACCGGTTGCTTTCCAAAAATGAGATGAATCAACTCCCATCTCTGTTTTTAATCTTAAATTATTCGCAACAATTTTTTCCATTTCACCTAACATTTTGTTAACCTCCATGATACCTCTGTTAACTTTTTGTTGAGGTGTTGATGTAGGATCTTTTTTATAATCTCTATATGATACTTCATTAACAACTCCATACATTTCAGACATCATCTTTTTATAAGTAGACTTGCCTTCCATAGGTTTAAAGTATTTATTTGTTTTAGGAACTTTCTTCATTCCTAATTTTTCAGCCGATCCTTTTTCATCTTCTTCTTTACCAAATGCATATGGTGTTCTTGGCGGTCCTTCTCCTCCATCCAAATTGCCAGTAACATTCATTTCGTCTAATTCATCTTCTTCTCTCATACCCATTGATTTGCTAGCCGCTTTGACTTTGGCTATCATTTCTTCAGCTTCTTTATCACTAACAGATTGTCCTGGGTTAAGTGCTTTTGCTAAAGCCTTTGCCATTTTTTTAATAGAATCAGATGTAAATTCGTTTAATTCTGTTTCTTCATTCTTAACTGCTTTAGATACAGTATCTCTTCGTTTTTTAAGATATGA